TGACAGGTAGAAGAAAAGATGGTCACGTGTGGCCAGAATCAATAATCGCACCTTACACGGCGCATTTAAAAGGTAAAAGAAAAAAAGATGCTGGTGTTGATGAACGAGATAAACAAGTTAATGAAGGAGATTATAATGACTAATTTGTATTTGGGTGGAGAAGATTTACCTGATGATTATACAGACGAGAATGGTGCTGAGTATAATATAGAAAATAAAGAAGATGTAGATAGAGATACACACGACCACGATATGACTTATGAAAATGAAGGCAAAAGAGATTTAAGTCCTATGGTTAGAATATCAGTTGCTGAATATGATAAATTAAGAGATCAAACTAAATATATTACAGACCCTACTTTAATAGGATACATAGATAAGATGGAGTTTTTCTTAAAAGAAATAAGAAAACATATTGTTAGGAAATATTAATGGCATACGAATACGATTCAAACTCAAAACCTAAAATGACTAAAGAAGAATCTGATAGATTGATGAAAGAGTTTTTAGAAAGAGGTGGTAAAGTAGAGAAATGTGAACCAGGTTATCCTTTGAATGTAGGTAGTTTAGATAAAAGTAAAAAACCTGCTTGGACTAGACAAGAAGTAAAAGAGGGTAGAGCAAAAGGTAATGCACCTATGCCAGACTTAAGCACATATAAACCAGGATCGTACCACGATTATGATGTAGGGGGAGATAAACCACCACGTTGGGAATATCAACCTAAAAATAAGATGGCAGGTAAATAATGATTAGAGTTTTTATAGGATATGATGATAATGAAAAAGTAGCATTTAGTGTATTGAGTCATAGTTTACTTAAACACTCAACACAACCTATTGCTATTACACCAATAAGATTACAAAATATAAAAGATGTATTTGTAAGAGAAAGATTAAAGATACAATCAACAGAATTTGCTTTTAGTAGATTTCTTGTACCTTATCTATGTAACTATTCAGGACACGCAATCTTTATGGATTGTGATATGTTATCTAGGTCAGATATATCAGCATTATGGAGACAAAGAACTACGAAGTATGCTGTTCAATGTGTACAACACGATTATACTCCTACTAGTACGGTAAAGTTTTTAAATCAACCACAAACACCTTACCCTAAAAAGAATTGGTCTAGTATGATGATATTTAATAATGCTAAATGCACAGCACTTACACCAGATTATGTTAATAGTGCCTCAGGATTAGAACTACATCAATTCAAATGGTTAGAGAATGAAGATTTAGTAGGTAAGGTTGACGAAGAATGGAACTGGTTAGTAGGTGAGTATGAACATAATCCACACGCAAAATTAGTACACTATACCGAAGGTGGACCATACTTTAAGAACTACAAACATTGTGATTATTCCGAAGAATGGTTTGACACATTTAAAGAAACAACAAGAACGGATATGTAATGGATAATTTATACGAGATATATTTGGAACAAGCAAAGTTAATGCACAAGGATCCAAAAGTATGGAAAGGGCATATGATAAAAAGATATATGCCACAGATAAAAGAAATAATAGAAAAACATAATGTAGATACAATACTAGACTATGGTTGTGGTAAGGCACAACATCATCCAGATGGTTGGAATAGTTATAAGTATGACCCAGCAGTACCTCAATTTGAAAAGAAACCAGAGGCAGGTCGTAAGTTTGATTTAGTAATTTGTATAGATGTATTAGAACATATACCAGAGGCAGATTTACCTAGAATAATAAAAGAGATATTTGATTATTCAGGCAAGTATGTATTTGCTACTGCCGCTGTTAAAGAGGCAGGTAAAACATTACCTAATGGTATGAACGCTCACGCAACGGTACAACCTGAAGAATGGTGGAGAGAATTATTTAAACCATATGAAGGTAGATTTACTTTAGATTTTACAACTAAAAAACCTACGAAGAAAAAGAGATATTAATGAAGACTATTGCCGTCTATGCTAATACCTGTGCTCTAGGTTCATATAAAGAATTATGGCCAAAAGCATTTTATCAAGGTCTACAACATCATCAATCAGATTGGCACTCAACATATGTAACTAATAGAAAACTTAATGACTCTGAATATGCCTGGTGTTTTGCATATCAAGTTAAAGGTGATATTAAACAAAGTGATACAAGTCATAGAAGACAAATCATAGACAAATACGAACCTACTGGTAAGATATTCTTTTTAGATTCAGATGTATTAATATCATATGATGGATTTGAATTAGATAAACCTAGAATAAAAGCAATGACATTAGCAAATAAAAGATGGACAAGACAACCTTATTCAAGTATATACGCTAATAAAGGTGCAACATATTTTGAAAAAGAATTTATAGAAGGTGCAATGAATCGTTGGGAAGAGATTAAACATCATAAGAACATAGAAGTTAAACCTTATAACGGTAAAGGTGAACATATATTAATTACTTGCAATAGAGGAACTGAAGGTTACTCAGCAGAAAAGAAAAATGCAACAGAATATGCTATAGAAACAATAGAAGAAATAAGACGATATTCAAAACGACCTATCATAGTTAGATTTCATAGAGCATTATCAGGCACACAACAAAAAGATTTTGATAGATTAACTAATTATATAGGAGATAGAAAAGACATAACAATTCAATCAAAAGCAAACAATAATTATCCAGATATTGTACCTGTGATAAAGAATGCTTATGCTGTATGTACTTGGTCATCATCTTCAGCGACACCAGCAATATGTGAAGGTAAACCATTGTACGTAAAATCTAAAAATTGTTTCTTTTATGATATGAATAGTGGTGATATAAAAGATATTGAAGAACCTAATATAAAGGACAAAAGAGATAAGTGGTTTGCTAATTATGCTGCTACACATTATAATTTAAAAGATTTAAATACTGGATACTATTTTGGTAAAGTTAAAAATTTGATATGATATGGTTATTTGCGTTGATAGAGTTAGAAAAAAAACAGATAAATTTTTAGATACAATTTATAAATCAAATCCTAAAAATGAATATGTTAAAAGTGATACAATAGATGTATCAGTTAAGACACCTCGTGTTGTTAGAGGTATCACTCGTATAGATTTAATTAAACAATTTTTAGATAACAATATAGATTTTTATTATATTGATACAGGATATATGGGTTGTTATCCTAAAAAACTTTGGCATAGATTTACAAAGAATAATTTTCAAACATTAGATCATCTAAACTACAAACAATTAGATTTCTTAACAGACATAAATTTATTGAAAAAAAGATTTCGTAAAATTATGATGGTTGATTATGATAGTTATAAACCTAAAAGACCAGTAGAAGGTGATAGTATATTAATAATACCACCATCAGCAAAAGTATTAAGATGTTTGACCGTAATGAAACATACAGATTTCACACAGGAACAATACATTGATTATATAACTAAAGAGATTAGAAAATATACTGATAAGAGAATTGTTGTTAGACAGAAACCTAATAGAGATGAAAGAACTAGATCAGGTCAGAATTTAAAAGATCAATTAAAAAGAGATAAAGTACATTGCCTTGTAGCATTTAATAGTATCGCTGCTTTTGAGGCAATACAAGAAGGTTACCCAGCAATAACATTAGGACCAAATGCTGCTAGTTTTTTATCAGAAAAAGAATTAAAGAATGTAGATAAACCTTATTTTGCAGATGATGATAAGATAAGAGAACATAGTTTATATCTTTCAGCGTGTCAGTTTCAAATGGAAGAATTTAGAAATGGATATGCAGTAAAACAAATAGAACAATTACAACACGATCAAACATATAATTATTTTAAATTTAAATGCCAATAAAGTTTCTTATACCAGGTTATAAAGGCGATCAATTAGAAAGAGCGTCATATAGATTTAGAGCAACCATACCTCTAAAAGGTATGCGACCTGAAGATGGTATAATCAGTAAAGTAGAAGAAGCAAAACAAGGTGATTTAGTTGTGTTAGCAAAAAAGTCAACACCTAAAGATGTATATTATTTAAAATCAAATAAGATAAAATGTGTATATGATATATGCGATAATAAATGGAAGAAATATATATCACAAAAATGGATCAATAGAGTAATAGCACCTCACAATCATATATGTGAAAACGTAGATGGTATAGTTACAACAAGTGCTGCTATGAGAAATTTAATAATGCGACATACTGGAAGAAACTCTATTATTATTTCCGATCCAGTAGAAGCAACCAAAGTAGAACCTAAAGTTAGATTAAAAAGTAGAAGATATTTTAATATATTTAATTTTGGCAATAGTAAACACTTTCAAAAAGTACATTGGGATGAATTTGTACAAGGATTGTTTGATACAGAAATAGATAATTTTGTTATACATTGTATGCTTAATAGATCAAAGAAATTTAAAGCAATGTATAGTCATTGGATAGAAAAAGGTAAAATGGTTATACACGAATATAATTTTGAAAAACAATATGAATTAATGAAAAATTGTGATATAGTATTTTTACCTATCGTTTGTAATAGTATGTTAAACTTAGCAGATATTAGGTCTAAAAGTCCTAACAGAATAATGGATGCAATATATTCAGGCAAACCTGTAATTACAAATGAGGGAATAGATAGTTGGTTATCTTTTAAACAATATGCTAACTTTATAGGATTTGCTAGAGCGTTTGATTATGGTTCAAATGTACAGGCATTTAGGGCGTTGATAAATACACCTAAAGAAGAAATGAATGAGAAAATAAGACAAGGACAAAAATATATAGATGAAAACCACACGCCTGAAATTATAGGCAAACAATGGATTGATTTGGAAAACAAAGTGGGTAAAGTAGGATTTTAGATGAAAAGAATATTATTAACAGGTGGTGCAGGATTTATAGCACATCATACAATCAGACATTTACTACAAAATACTGATTGGGAAATAGTTTCATTAGACAGATTAGATTACTCTGGCAATTTAAATAGAATTGCAGATATGATGAATGAGTTTGATAAAGAAACACAAAAGAGAGTAAGAATAGTTTACCACGATTTACGAGCAGAGGTAAACGAAATGTTAACAGCAGATTTAGGTAAGTTTGATTACATAGTACATATGGCTGCCTCATCACACGTAGATAGATCAATTGAAGACCCTATGTGTTTTGTTTTAGATAATGTAGTTGCAACTTGTAACATATTAAACTTTGCTAGAAAACAAGAAAATTTAGAAAGATTTATTTACTTCTCAACAGACGAAGTGTTTGGACCAGCACCTAAAGGTGTTAACTATAAAGAACGTGATAGATATAATTCTACAAATCCTTATAGTGCTACAAAGGCAGGTGGTGAAGAACTTGCAGTAGCATTTCAAAACACATATGATATGCCAATCTATATCACTCACACAATGAATGTGTTTGGCGAAAGACAACATCCAGAAAAATTTATACCAATGACAATTAAAAATGTTAGAGAAGGTAATATGGTAACTATTCATAGTGATAGAGATAAGAAAGTACCAGGCAGTAGGCATTATATACACGCTAAAGATGTTGCAGATGGTTGTTTATTCTTAATACAAAATCAAAATAAAATAGATCAATTAGATAAAGATTATGGTGGTGCAAAGTGTCCTAAATTTAATTTAGTAGGACCTGTTGAATGGGATAATTTAGAACTTGCACAAAAGATTGCTAGGGCACAGAATAAAGAACTTAAATATAAAATGGTTGACTTTCATACTAGTAGACCTGGACACGATTTACGTTATGCGTTAGATGGTGGTTTAATGAAAGAGTTAGGTTGGGTGCCTAAAGTATCAATTGAAGATAGAATAAACGGAGTAGTACAATGGACATTAAATAATGATAGGTGGTTAAAAGTATGAAATTTATAAAAGGTTGGTATCTACCAGATTCAGATACGCATTTTGAACATTATATAAAAGATGGTAGTTATCAAACTATTCATAGAGAAACAATATTAAGATATATTAAGATGAAGAAACCTGAATTAAAAAATTGTATTGATATAGGATCACATATAGGTTTCTGGTCAAAAGATTTTACTAATACATTTAAACATACATATGCTTTTGATCCTATACCACAAGTAAGAGAATGTTATGTAAAGAATATTACAAACAATAACTATACATTATATCCATATGCTTTAGGTAGAGAAGAAAGTAAAAAGATGTTTTTATATAGTCCTAGTGAAACAGGTAATACACACGCCAGCAATAGAGGTAATTTAGAAGTAACTATTAAAACACTAGATAGTTTTGCTTTAGAAGATATAGATTATATTAAGATAGACGCTGAAGGATATGAGATAGAGGCATTGATAGGTGCTAAAAAACTTATAGAGAAGTGTAAACCTTTTATACACATAGAAGCAAAGAAGAAAGTAATGGTAAAACAAAATATAACTATGAATGATATTAAAGATTTTTTTGAAAGTATTAACTATGAACAAGTATTATCTGTTAAATCAGAATTACTTTACGCACCAAAATGATTATAACACATAAAATAAAATGGAATAAATGCCTATCACATAAGATATGGCCAATGATAGAAAAAGGTTGGCCAGATGAAGGTCGTCCTGTACACTTTTTTTGGGGTCTAGCAGGTAATAATATTGCTGGAATAAGAGATTGTATGGAAAAGAATGAGGAATATTATTTTGTAGATACAGGTTATATATCTAGTCAGATTACAAGATATCCTGAACCTAAAATACTAGATGAAAAAAGAACTTATTTTAGAATATGTAAAGGTAGTTTTCATACAAATAAAGGTAAAGTAAATACTCCTGCTAGATTAGAAAAATTAAGACGATTAGGTATAAACGCAGATTTCAAAGGTTGGCGTGCTGATGATAGAGGTAAACATATATTATTATGTCCATCATCACCTACGGTCACCTTTCAAATGAATGGTATAACACAAGACGAATGGGTAGAAGTAGCAAAACGAGAGATTGCAAAACATACAGATAGAGAGATTAGATTTAGAAATAAACCTAGACCTGGTAATCAATGGTGGGGTACCGATATAAAAGATGATTTAAAAGGTTGCCACGCATTAGTAACTAATTATAGTCTATCCGCTTTTGATGCTATATTTAATTATGTACCAGTATTCGCAGAAGCAAATAGTGTAATGGGTCCTGTAACTAGTAGAGATATTAGTAAGATAGAGAAACCATTAAAACCAGGTGGTAAAACTATTGAAGATTGGTTAAAGTTTGTTGCAGAAAATCAATTTACTTTAGAAGAAATGGCAAATGGTACAGCATACGAAACATTAAAATATCAAAACGAATAATGAAGAATGTAGTTTGTTTATATTGGGGTAACAAATACAAAGTAGAATATGTAAAGATACTCTACAATATGGTACAAAGACATTTAACTATACCTCATAAGTTTATCATTTATACTGAACACGTAAAAATGCCTAAAATTGTAAAAGGCGATAACGTAGAAGTAAGAAAATTACCATTTTACGATTACTCTGGTTGGTGGAATAAACTAACATTATTCAGTCCTAAAGCAAACCTAGAAGGTGATTGTTTATACTTTGATTTAGACGTTGTTATAACAGAAAATATAGATTGTTTCTTTACATACGAAGAAGATAGTAAAGTTGTATTGATGAGAGATTTCAATTTATCAACTGAAGGTTTTAATTCTAGTATAATGAGATTCAACAATAAAGTAATGACACCTAAAGTATGGGATTTATATCAATCAGAAAAGAAAAGATTTGATAGATTACAAGGTGACCAAAATGTTATATCAGAATGTATTAAACAGACACCTGAAGACTATAAGATATATCCAGATGAATGGACATTTAGTGCTAAATGGTATGATAGATATAATCCTAGATTTGGTCGCAGTAGATGGACCTTTGAACAATATCCAGGTGCTAAAGTCGCAGTATTTCACGGTAAACCTGATCCACTCCAACTGGTAGACGTACATCCACACGAATCATACGATCCTAAAAAGATAGAATGGGTGAAAAACCATTGGAAATAAAGGGTGTTCTCGTTTTGTTCTCCTATATACATCAAAAAGTCGCATAAAATAAGGGTTTTTAGTGCTTGACTTTAGGGTCAATCTCCTATAATATAAGAGTATATGAAAACAATCACTAACACTAACAAAGAGGTAAAACACTATGTCTAAAGTAAAACAATATTATACAGACGTTGCTGAAAAAGCAGTTGATAAGATAATCTTACAAGTTAAACAAAACTTGATTTCAAAAGAAAGTGCAATTACAGATATTATGAAAGTTGATAATCTTAACTTAATAGGTATTGACGAAAACAATGTTGATGAAGTAATTGAAATGGAGTGTGCTTAATGAATAATAAATTAGACCAAAAGAAATTTGACGATATTTACTTTGAAGGTAAACCTATGTACGATAAAGTTAATGGTGGTACTTTCAATGTGGTCTATTTAAGAGAGTACATTGATCCTGAATGTGAAAGTGAAACTTTTGCTGCTTATGAAACTATTTACAGAAATGTACCTAATAAGTACCTTGAAAAATTTAATAACGAAAAAATGAAAATGAAGATGTTAAAACATTGTGATTGGAACTACAAAGATAGTGCTACTAATTTTACTAATGTTTCTAACATAGAAATTAAAACAGAAAAAGAATATTACACTTCTTACTATGATGTATTTGGTGATATTACTGAAGAAAAAGATAAAAAAAGAATGTGGACTGATTATGGTCAGAATTGGGATAGACAATCTTTGAGAAAAGATTTTAATCCTGAATTAACTAAATCAAAAGTTTTACATTATAATAATAAAGAGGTAAACTAGTGAAATATAAAGAAGATCAAATATTAGATGAAATAAAAAAGTATATTGAATCAACCTATACTGAACATTATAGTACAACCGAAGATGGTTTCCAAGTACAAGATATGTTAAGACATTTAGGTATTGATAAAGATTTCTGCCAGGCAAATGCAATTAAATATCTTGCTAGATACGGTAAGAAAAACGGTAAGAATAGAAAAGATTTATTAAAGGCAGTCCACTATGTAATATTATTAATGAGTAGTGAAGATGAAGAATTAATTAAACAACAAACGGATCCATCCCACAACCAATGGGGTGCGAACGGTGAACCACAAGGGAGGACACAATAATGGCAAAAGTAGAAACAGATGTTTATACATTTAAAGATGATGTAGGTAAAAACCTATACAGAAAGAAAACATATTATACACTTGTTATTGAACAAGATGTATTGGCGAATAATAAAGATGAGGCAGATCAAAAGTTTTTAGATCACGGTGGTATAAACCATAGTAAGATAGGTAAAGATATAACAGACGCCAACGAAGGTGTTGAAACATATATGGTAGACGCTAACTATACAGATTGCGAAACATCAAAGTATATCGGTAAAGTTAAATATGATACTGATACTTACAATCAAACTTTAGAAGAGGCAATGGAGGCTGAAGATATACACATTGATACTTGGGCAGATGAAAACGAACCACATCAATTAACTAAAATCAAATTAAGAATGACACCTGAAGAAGAAGATAAGAATGCTAATGTTGTTAGAGATAAAGACGGCAATGCTATTGCAGTAGAGTCAATGTATGGTACTAAAGAAGAATCAGATGTTGATGTTGCTTTAAACTTACAGGCAGATTCAGAAAGAGGCAAGTAATGGCAATATCAGATTATTCCTCACACGATTGGCGTAAGCATACAGACAGCGCTGTTGTAGTAGATAAGAATAAGGCAATGCTTAAAGTTAATGAGTGTAAAGTATATTTTACGGATCCTAAAGATTTAAAGGATTACGAAGTTGATCTATCCAGATTGATAAGAGTTTTTGTAAACAATATAACAGATCATAGAAGGAGTGTTAAGTAATGGGTTTAGAAATGTTTATTTTATGCCTTTTAATACTAATGGGTGCAACCGCAGTAATATATTCAGTAGAGGTATATGCTTATGTTTGCCTAGTATTAGGGTCAATAATGAGATCAATTAAGAACTTTATTGATACAACTTTAGGTAGAAAATAATGAGTGATGTACTACTCGTGGAGGGGTCGAATCGTCAATCCTCGGTCATCCTCGGACGATTAAATACTAGAAAATCGTTGATTTTACTCACTTTTTCTATGCTTGACAAAAGCAACGATTTATGATACTATTAATCAATAAACTAACAATATAAGGGAGAAATATACAAATATGTCATTTAAATACGATAAAGAGAACTTATTTAAAGAGTTTGATGTTGCAAAACAGAAAGACATTAAACTATCAAAACTAGAAACATTAGAAGAAAAAGAGAATGATGTTTATAAGAATAGAATACAATTCTTAAAAGAACATATAGAACTAAAGAAAACAAATCCATCTTACTATTCAGATGTAGATATTAATTTTGACAACTTGTTGAGTACATACTTAACAACTAATCCTAGAGAAACCTTTTACCAAAAAGTATTCGGTAGATCATATGCTGAAGTAAGAGCAGATTCAGAACCACAATCAGTTAATGACTAAAAAAATCAAAGAGAAATATAAAAGTATTATGAGACCATCTTTTCTAAAGACACTTAAAGGATTCAAATTTCCTGACTTGACTTTAGATATAAACGGTCTTAAAAGAAATTCTATACCTACGAGTGATAGAATCCCAGGTGCTTGTGTTAAGAGAACTTTACCAAAAGTACAAATGCCTGCTGGTAAAACAATCGGTATTGCTTACAACAAAGGTAATTATCAAGTTGTTGACGCTGCCGATATTAAAACAATGGGAAGGAAAGTATGAAGAAAATACTATTAGTTTTATTCATCGCTGGATGCTTTACGTTTCAAATGTATGCCGAGTCATTAGCAGATGAAAAGAAAACAATAACTCCAAAGGAGTTTGCTACAACAATAAGTGAAGTACCTAATAAAGTAGGTAACTTTCTTACAAATGAAGTTGAGAAAACAAAAGAGTATCAAAAGAAAAGTTGGGCAGAAATGAAAACAAAATGGCCATTTACAATGTTCAAAGGTAAAGAATAATGAACGGTGATTTTGTGTGTACAAGTGCCAATGATGGCACACATTATTTCAGACCTATTTCTGCTAGAGCACAAACGCTTTGGCAGGAAAAAGGTTTTAATAATTATGTAATTGATAATAACGAAGACTATTATATTGTTAAGAGTGTTAATAGTCAGAAAATTTGTGATGAGATTAGAAAAAATAATATGGATTTTACTAGTTAGTTTATCGCTAACTAATTGTGCTAATATAAACAGATCCGAAGTAGGTGCTGTTTTAGGAACAACTACAACTACTGCTAGTTGTGTACATATGGGTGTAACTGATCCTTATGTAGTTGCTGGTTGTGCCGTAGTTGGTGCGTTTGCTGGTGCTGAGATTATGTATAAGAGTGATTATGATGTACACAATGCTGTATTTGTAGATCATTTAAACAATGGTCCAGGAACACAAAGTTATACTAATTGGTATAATCAAAAGTCAGGTAACTCTGGCGTAATCAAAATAACTAGATCATACCTAGAAGGTCCTCTTAAATGTAAAGACTATGACGCTACTATTGATATAGCAAATCAATGGCCGTTGATAGGTATAGGCGGAGTGAATAGAAGAGTCGTGTTTGGTACTGCTTGTCAGACACCAGACGGAAAGTGGTTTGAAAAACAATGAAAGATTTAATTAAACAATATTTTTGGATATTTTTTATTGCTACTATTTTATTATTATGTGGTATAGCAGTTGCTCAATCGTGTGTAGATTGTGATTTAAATAAAAAAGCATTTGAAAAACAAGCAAAAGTTATATCAGTAGAAGGTGATATAGATACAATTAATTATGATAAAGTCACCGAGATATTAGAGAAATTAGAAAAAACAGATAACGGAGTTTATTACGATAAGATTAAAACAATAGAACCTAAAAAAGTTGATGGTCAATATTGCTATATAAAAGTTGTCATTAAACAAAAAGGTGATACTATTGTTAAAGAAGAAATTTTGGAGTGTGCCGATGGTAGAAAAAAGTTTGATGGTCCTAGTTATTGGGAACTATTTGCTCAATTCTATTACCGTGATGTTAATACTCCAGAATATTGCCGATATTATACTCGGCCAAAACACGCTTTTAGGTCGTTCGGAAAAGTGTGTATGAACAAGGACGGTGAATGGGAGGTAGAATGATTAAAAATTTAATCATAATCGGACTCTTTACAATTGTTGTAACTCAAACCGACATTGGTATTACTGATGTTTTTAACTATGTTCAAATGGGGCTTGACAAAATGCAAGAATTGTTATATACTATGAAAAGGAGTGTGTAAAATAAGATGATGAAAAGTAAAATGAAGATATTAGGAGTATTAGTTATGTCAGTATTGCTGACCAATTGTGCTGCTAATTATAAGATAAAGAAAGAGTCAGGCAACAAAGTTGTTGATAGTGTACCAAAATGGTATATGGCTGACATAAACGAGTCGAAGGCGTGTGA